CTCTTTAGACGATGGAAGTCGGGGGATTTCATCTTTCCCCCGACCGTTGAGCGCGTGCTTCACGCGGCCCAACGGAAAATATCCCACGTCCTAGGAGTTTGTCCGGAGCTGGAGCAGTTCAAGGTGCGGTTCGGGCCAGGCAGCACCACACAGGTGCAAAAAAGAAAGGCATGCTCGAAAGTCAAACTCTCGCAGCGGCCCGCCTGTAGCGAAGATCTCCAACCTCTCCTAGTACGACTTTTGGAGATGGTCCCGGCATATGTCTTCCCTCACGAAAGTGAGTTGGCTCTATCTCGTCACCTGAACAACGGTGATTTCTTGGGCGTCGAGGTTGAAGACTACCTCGACGAACGGCTCCCCGCTGATTGGCGGGAGCACAACTCCTTTCAAGTCTATAAGGAGATCCTGAGAGTAGAGCAGGCTCGTCTGCGGTCCACTGCAGATCTGCCTGATGCGCCGGAGTCTGTCCTTGTGGAAGTTGAACTCCACAACGGCAAGCTGGACTTCGTCCCGAAAAATGCTAAGACCGATAGGTCAATCGTCGTCGAGCCCTGGCTGAATAGTATTCTACAGTTGGGGATTGGCGATTACATGGCCAAGCGGTTGAAGCGTTTTGGTGTGGATATCCATGACCAGACCAGGAATCAAGAACTGGCAAGGCTTGGATCCATTACCGGGGCTTTAGCAACCCTGGACCTAAGTAGTGCATCTGACAGTGTATCGATCGGTCTGGTCGAACACTTGTTGGGCCCTGAATGGTTCGATCTCCTCATGGCCGCAAGGTCAGGGAAGGTCAGCTACCAGGGTCAGGTGCGTCATCTCGAGAAGATCTCTTCCATGGGAAACGGATTTACGTTCCCGTTGGAGACGCTTATATTCTGGGCGATCACCACGGCAATTTGTGGTGACGTACCCGGGGTCAGCGTTTATGGAGATGATATCATTTGCCCTACAGAAAACGTAGGGGAGGTGGTATCGACTTTGAAACTCCTGGGGTTTACAATTAACCAGGAAAAGTCGTTTTGGGATGGCCCTTTCCGCGAATCTTGTGGAAGGGATTACTTGTCGGGTATCGATGTACGTCCATTGTTTTTTGATGGTCCAATGAACGGACAAGATGCTTTCCGACTTCACAACTTTTATGTGAGGAAGGGAGGTATGGAGTCCTTTTCTGCGGCTATGTATGCTACTATCGCACCGCATGTTGCCTTAACCGGACCTGATGGGTACGGTGATGGGCATCTGGTTGTTGATGGGTGGCAGAGTAAGACCCCAACGTGGGTCACTCGCCGCGGGTTCGGAGGATGCCTCTTTGATACCTGGGTTTACAGAAAGCGGGATTTCAAAACCCGCCTACCAGGCGACAGGGTGTTACCTGCCTACTCAATCTACCTCCGCGAGGAGGGGTTGGGTGTGGTCGATACCTGTCGACAACGCGAGCGACAGTTCAGGCTCTGGCTTCAAAACCAGGACCCGGACAGTATCCCTCATGAAGCAATAACACAAGGGATGCGTTTCTTGCGCGACGGAACACCGGTACAGTACGTGCCGGGAGCGTCGGGATGCAAGCGTATATCGGTCTACACCTTTGAGCGACCACGGCCTAAACAGCCGTAACCTGCTCTGACTGAGGGAACAGACCTCTGGAGTCCGAAGAAACTCGGATATCAAAGTTGAG